CGACGCCCGACGCCCGACCGACGGGGGGTACCCCCTGAGGGGGTGGCACCTTCCGCCACGCGTTTCGGCTCGAGGCCCGGAAGGGTCTCGCGACACAAAAACCCCATTTTAGGGTACGCAAATGTGTGTTAGAACTAACAAACGGCGCCCCACGCCCTGCGATCGACGTGCAAAGTACGGCGCGCACCGTACGGAGCGCAAAACCACTCGCTGATGCCCGGNCCCTATCGAGGCCCGATCCCCGTCAAACACCGGGAGTTCGTCGAGAACCTCTTGCGCAAGGAGCTGATCGAGCCCGGCACGATCGCGCACCTCCTCCGCGACTTCGAGTTCACCGCAAGGCCCAAGCAGCGCATCCCCGAGGACGACCCGCGCATCCTCCTGATCCAGGCCGGAAGAGGCTGGGGCAAGACCTGGACCGGCGCCCATTGGTGCAAGCGCCGCATCGAAGACGGCTGCAAGCAGCTCCTGGCGGTGGGCCCCACCGCCACCGACGTCCACGACGTCATGGTTCCGATGCTGATGGAAGTGCTCGAAGGTGCCACCTACCGCAAGACCCTGGACTCCCCCTGTGTGATGTACCGCGGCGGCACGATCCACCTCCGCTCCGGTCAACGGGTCGACCGCTGCCGCGGACTCAACGTCGGCGGTGTATGGGCCGACGAGATCGACTCGTGGAAGCCCGAGCTCTACAAGCCCAAAGATGCATGGCTGGCCGTGATCGAGCCGGCCTGCCGCCTCGACCCGGCGCGCTTCCTGATCACGTCCACCCCCAAGCGCGGCGGTCTGATCTCCTGGCTCGTGACCCGCGTCGATGTCCGCACCGTGCGCGGACACACCCGCGAGAACGCCGAGAATCTCTCGAAAGGGGTCGTAGAGGCCATCACTTCGGCCTTCCAGGGCTCCTCGTGGCTCGAAAGACAGGAGCTGGGAGGCGAAATCGTCGACGAGATCGAGGGCGCCATCGTGAAGCGCGCCATGATCGACGAGCACCGTCTGCTCGTTCCTCCCCCGCTGCGCCGCGTGATCATCGGCGTCGACCCTTCCGGCGGCGCCGACGAACAGGGAATCGTCGCAATGGGAGTGGACGACCGCAAGCACTACTACGTCTTGGGCGATCCCTCCTGCAAGCTCACCCCGGATGGCTGGGGACGGCGTGTGATGGCAGCGTACGAGCAGCACGACGCCGATCTGATCGTGGCGGAGAAGAACTTCGGTGGCGACATGGTGAAGGCCACCATCCAGACGATTTCCCCCTCCGCCCCCGTGAAGATCGTAACCGCCGCGCGTGCGAAGCATGTCCGCTTCGAGCCCGTCGGCGCCCTCTACGAGCAGGGCCGCATGCACCATTGTGGCTCGGCCGAAGAGTACGAGAAGCTCGAGAACGAGATCACAGCCTTCACGCACCGCAAGTATGAAGGCGTAGGCTCTCCCAATCGATGTCTCGTGGCGGGCACACAAATTGCGACGGCGACAGGCTGGCGACCGATTGAGCAGATCCAGGTAGGAGAGCAGGTCTGGACCCGACGAGGGCTCCGGCAGGTACTGGCCAGCCGAATGACGGATCCTGCGGCCCTCGTCATCCGACGGCAGTTTTCCAACGGGCAGAGCCTCACAGGCACACCGGATCACCTGGTTTGGACCGAAAATCGTGGTTTTACGGCTATGGATGCATTGAACTGGGATGATATCCTCTGTACATGGAAGACATCCGCTGGTTTCAAGACATCGAGTACGTTCGCTACCCCGAAGGTCGCACCAAGACTTCGCAACGCTACTACCAGACTCGTCGAGGCCGCCCGAAGCGTTCGCGGCTGCTTCATCGAGAAATCTGGAAGGCGGCGCATGGCCGTATCCCGCGAGGCGGAAACATCCACCACGTGGACGGCAACTGGCTCAACAACGAGCTGGGAAATCTGCGCTGCGTCACTTATGCAGAACACGCTCAACTCCATGCGCGCCCAGCTTCAACCAAAGCCCGCAGGCATCTGGCACGCATTCGTCTGTTGGCTGCGAAGTGGCACGGAAGTCGCACTGGATTGGCTTGGCATTCCAAGCATGGTCGAAAGGCTTGGGAAAATCGAAAGCCTGTGCTTCGAGTTTGCGCCAGCTGCGGCGTCGAGTACAGCGCTTTCTACGTTCGCAAGAAGCAGGGATTCTGTTCTCGCAAGTGCATCATGCGGCATTACGAGCAGACGAAGAGATTCTACGAAACACGCCGCTGCGCAGTTTGCAAGTCTACGTTCTCAGTCAAGAAATCAAAGCAGCAGCGAACATGCTCCTGTGCGTGCGGGCAAGAGCTTCGACGTCGTCGAGCGCATGCCGGTGTACGACCTCACCGTAGCCGGAGCACACGAGTACTTCGCCAACGGCGTTCTCGTCCATAACTGCGACGCGCTCGTCTGGGCCGCCGCCGAGCTGATGGGCCGTCGCGGTCCCAGTCCGCGCGACCTCTATGGACCTGAGGGGCTCGTCGCTCGCTCGTGAGCACATACATCTACCAGCTCAAGCTCTGCGCGAGCTGCAGTACGGACTTCGCCCCCACCTCAGGATCACAACAACGTTGCAGCCCCTGTGGGCTGCAACGGCACCTGGAGGTGCGGCGAGCGAGCGCCAAGCGCTGGCGTGCAAGGAACCCAGAACGACATCGAGAGCACGTGCGCACGTGGCGCGACGCACACCGGGAAGCGTTCCGCGCCTCCCGGGCGCGCTATGAGCGCCTACGACGGGCAAGAGCACGCCAGTGCTCGTGCTGCGGTCGAGATCACCGAGCGGAGCTAAGGCAGATGGAGGCCGCGTGAACCAGCTTCTCGATTGGCTCCGCCAGGTCTTGAGCTCGTGGAAGTGCTGGATCGTAGTCGCTCCATGGGATGTGGGGGTTCGCGTGCGCTTGGGTCGGCGCGCCGTGGCCCTCCTCCCGGGTCCTCACCTCCGCATCCCGATGCTGGACGTCGTCCTCCTCGTCAACACGCGCCTTCGGGTGACGACGGTGCCGCCGGTGACCGTCCGGGCCCAGGGGGGCCGCGTCCGCTCGGTGATGGGAACCGTGGGCTACCACGTTCGGGACCCCCTCACCGCGCTTCTCGCTTTCGAGAGCCCCGAGATCGCCGTGCAGGCCTACGCCCAGGCCGAGATCGTGATCCACCCCGAGCCAGAGCCCTGCGCCGAGGCCTTGGGCAAGTACTTTCAAGACAAGGGCATCGAGGTCGTCTTCGTCCGCTTCGTGGAGGACGTCGAAGCGCCGGTCTTGCGCTTGATGCAGAACAGCTGGGGGATCCAGGGAGGCCCCCAGGGCGAGACCCACCCCGGTACGGTGAGGTACTAAGGTGACCCAGCTTCAAGTCCAGCTTCAAGTCGAGCGTGAGTGGAGAATGCGAGAACGCGAGCAGCAGCTCCTCTGGAGCCTTCGTACTCAGAGCTGGATCCGATGACGGAGCCCCGCCGTCTTGCCATCTGTCTCCCCCAGCGCAGCCATGTCACCTGCCACCACGCGGCCTCCCTCCTTGGAATGGGCGTCCATCTGGGCAGCAACCCGGGGGTCTTCAACCAGGTCTCCATCATCGCCAAGGGCTCCTCCCTTCTCCCTCATCTCCGCTGCCTCATCGCGGAGGAGGCCATCGAAAAGCACCAGGCGACGGACCTCCTGTGGGTGGACGACGACCACAGCCTTCCCGAGGACGCCGTGACGCGCCTTCTGGCCCACGACTTGCCCATCGTGGGGATCAATGCCAGCACACGCAGTGCGCCGGTGAAGCCTACCGCGCGGATCTCGCTGGACGAGAACCTCTACACCGACGAGCACAGCCACGGCCTCCAGCGCGTCTACTCGCTGGGCTTTGGCGTCCTCCTGGTCCGTGCTTCCGTCTTCTTGGCCATGCCCAAGCCGTGGTTCCGGATTCAATGTGATGCCATGGGGCGTTGGATGGGCGAAGACGCGTGGTTCTGCTCGCAGGCCCGCGCACACGGCTTCGAGCTCTACGTGGACCACGACCTCACCAAGGATACGGCCCACTACGGCCTCGTGGGCTTCCACAGCCACCACGCGGCCGATGCCCGAGAGGAGACTTGATGGGGATCTGGGCGCAGCTCGCCGCCAAGCTCTGGCGCTCTCCGCCTCCGGCACGCGCCAGTGCGGCGGCGGGGATCGAGGTGACGTCGCAAGGCTCGCTCGACTTCGGCCCGGGAGCGACGGGCAACCAGGCGACCCACGCGACGCTCCTGCGCGAGTGCGTCGGCATTCCGGACTCGGCGGTGCGCGCCATTGCGAACCGCATTGCGACGCTCGATACGGAGATCTACGTCACCCGCAAGAAGGCAGCGGGGACGACGGTAGACGAGATCCTCGACGACCATCCTCTCTCCCTTCTGCTTCAGCGACCGCACCCCAACTTCGAGCTGGCTCAGCTCCTGCGTCTGACCGCGCAGTACATCGTCGTGGTGGGAGAGGCCTACTGGCTGAAGGTGGGCAACGGCCTGGGGACTCCGACGGAGCTCCACCTCGTGCCGCCGGGCATGGTGGTCCCCTTGGTGAAGGGCAACGTCGCCCGCGCCTACCTCGTGACGGACGCCCACGGCCGGCAGAAGCCCTATCCGCCGGGGGTCTTCGTCCGCTTCTGGTTCCCCGACCCGGAGCAGCCGTGGCTCTCCGAGGGCTACTTCGGTCCCACCGGGATTGCCGCCGACGCGCACAAGTTCATGAACCAGCACTGGCGCGCGCACTTCCAGACCGACGCGACGCCCAAGACGGTGCTCGAGGCGGGCGAGAATGCGGAGTCGTGGTCTCCCGAGGAGCTGGAGCAGTTCTACACGCGCTGGCGTGAGCAGAATTCGAGCCGCGCAGGAACGAGACTTGGGCTCCCGATCCTGACGCCGCTCGG